GATGTGCTTCAACACCAGATGGATGAATTGGCGGCTGGCTGGTTCGTAACCCCACCGTCACCCTGTGGCGTGGCTATCCATATCGCAACTGACTGGCAAGGTTGGGTACCACCGTCTGACTTTGTTGATCGGCTTACCTGTCGCTCCCAACGGGTAAATGATCGTAACGGGTTCCAGTCCCTTGAAGTTACCACCGGAGAAGTGGCCAGTATCTATGGCCGTGGTCAGTCCTACACCTTCGGCACAGTCTCCAGCTTGCAGGCCGCTCTGTACAACAAGTCACGGGAGATCGTTGCCCATGACAAGATCGATTGCTTCCATGGCATCTGGAATACCAAGATTGATCACAATCTGAAAACCCCTCTCTGGCAACCGGATCAGGACGTATGGCGTTTGGAGTTCCGTTTCTCTCAAACTGTGCTGAGGCAGTTTGCCGAGTACAACACCACCCAGGACAAAAAGTGCAACATGAGTACCTATGAGTCTGCCAGCCAGTATTTGCCTCACCTTTGGGCCTATGGGCTTGATCGGTTTCGTCTCGACTTTAACCGCACTTATGTTGATCCCTTCTGGACTGTTTTGTTTGAAGAAACCGAGTGGTGCAGACCTGCCCCTGACTTCATTTCCAAGCGGAAATACAAAACGGCTGGGATCGGGAACGAACGCAACGTTGCTCTTGCCCTGGGCAACCTCTTGTCGATCTACGCCAGGAACAATATCACCACTCGCAAGGCATGGAGCTGCCTAAAAAAGTCCGGTCTATGGCGTGATCTGATGGGGTATATCAAGGCCAGAGACCTCACAAAGGCTGACCTCTTTGATCTGATCGAGCGGGGCCTATTGGAGCGACGGCTAACGAGTAAGGTGGCAGCATAGTGGCGATTACTTCCTTACCCGATGGTCGTTGGAAGGTCGATATTGAACCGATCAAAGGGCGTCGTTTCCGCCGCATACTCAAGACGAAAGCGGATGCAAAACGCTTTGAGCTGGTGTGCAAACAGAAAGTTACCCTGGAACCTGAGTGGTCACCCAAAGCCAAGGACCTGCGGAAGCTGAGTGAGCTAGTCGAACTCTGGTATGACCTGCACGGCCACACCCTGCGCGATGGTGTGCGCAGGAAAACTGCGCTCATGAATATGGCGGCTCGCCTCAAGGACCCGGCAGCTATCAAGCTGACACCGACAGCGTACATGAAAGACCGTCGCAATCGTTCTGAATCAGGGATTACCGATAAGACACTGAACAATGAGCTGACGTATATCCGTGCGGTGTATAACGAACTCTATGCACTGGACCAGGTGAAATACGAAAACCCTTTGGCCAAGGTGAAACCGCTCAAGCTGCAGCAGATAGAATTATCCTGGTTAACACAGGATCAGATACAGGAGTTGCTCGACGTTATCCGCTCCCGATCGGCAGGGGCGAACCCTCACCTGGAGCTGATTGTACTGGTGTGTCTGGCAACGGGTGCCCGTTGGTCAGAGGCCGAAAACCTTAAACCGTCATCTGTACGGAATAGGGCAGTGACCTTTAGTAACACCAAAAACGGAAAGGTTAGAACTGTGCCCATCTCTCAGGAAATGGAACAACGGCTACTACAGCATTGGAAAACGTACGGACCTTTCACCAGTTCAATCGGTGCATTCCGCAGGGCATTGGAAAAGACCACGATAGAGCTACCCAAGGGCCAGGCAGCTCATGTGCTACGACATACGTTCGCCAGTCACTTCATGATGAACGGTGGCAATATCCTGACACTTCAGAAGATCCTCGGACACTCCGCCGTAACAGTCACAATGCGGTATGCACACCTGTCACCTGATCACCTTCAGGATGCGGTGCTTTTCTCGCCTGTGTTGGGGCTATCAGAGCCTGCCTGATTCCTGAGGGCGGCTACTTCCAGCTCAAGTTTCTCTTTCTCTAGCCTGAGTATGTCATCATGAAAGGGTTGTACTTGCTTTGACCACCTTGTGAAGCCTGACCACGAAACAAGAATCCCGATAGCAAGGATGACCCCTATAACGTAGGTGTAATGTGTCCTGTTACTTACGGCTACGTCTATCTGTCGTTTGTATAGCTTTTCGTGCTCTTCCGCTTGTTTGGCAGATTCGTCAATTACAAGCAACTTTTCGAGATTAGAAATGATGCTCTGGTTGGCATGTTGATTGTTCAAGACAAATAAAACAAACGCAGTGATGATGATGACGAGGCCAAATGTGGCCTGAAACTTGTATATGTTATCAGTGGAAATCGGAACTCTTGGGTCCATGATCAGCTCAACTCCATTTCAGCATTGAAGGAGTTGTATAGCTGGTGAGCGTCGCTGCTGTAAAGACGGTTTCGACACTTCGGGGAAGGAGAGAGGTCCAAAAACGAAAAAAGCCTGTAAAAACAGGCTTTTAGCTTTTTCAATTTGGTGGAGGTGGCGGGTTTCGAATCTTCCATTTTCCCCAGTATTCCAACGGCTTAGGTTAATTAGCGCCCCATATGAGACAACGATAGTAACAGTAACTGCTCAGATCCTCACGTACTTATACGTTTTTAGTCCTAATGCTTGAGCCCAAAGCTTTGCAGTATCCTTGTTTCCCGCATGAGGCACCTTTCGAAGATCGAGCTTGTCAATCAAGTGATAACCATCCTGAATCCTCGAGGGGTTGAAAACGTACCACTGCACAACCTCGTGTGTGCTTGCCAACACGTAGCTCTTCATTCCGTTATCCATCGTCCATAAGTCTTGCGAATCATGCCCCAGTCTTTATGCCCCATTTGTTGGGCTACCCACAAGGGGTTTCTGCCCTGGGATAGGTGATATGAAGCGAAAGTGTGTCGCGTTTGGTAAGGATTACGATAGGAAACTCCTGCAGCTTCAAGAGCTGGAATCCAAACACGCTTTCTAATGATGTGGTCGCCCGCCCAGGGTTTGTTTGTCGTCGGATCGTGGAAAACACGAGTTAGTTTCCCTGTGTGAGGGAGCTGGGCTTCCAAAGCGGCTAGAGCACTCGGTTGCAGATCGACAGATCTGAGCCCGGAAGCCGTCTTTGTCGATTTTTCCCGCCGGCGCACGATGGCTTTCCGTACATGGACCCTGCCACCGGTAAGATCTACATCCTGCCAGCGTAGGGCGATGAGTTCAGATGTGCGAAGGCCGGACCAGAAGGCAAACTGGATCAAGTTACGGCACTGATCGTCAAGCTGGGCGAGTATCCTATCGATTTCGTCCAGGTTAAATGGCTGAGGCTCTCTGGTTTCTGGTGAAAGATACCGGAATCTATCCATAGGATTTTGGTCGATCAGACCATCGTAGAAAGCATCCTGGAGGGCTTGTCGGAGCGGTCCCAGGACGTTGTTGATTCGCTTGTTCGAGATCGAGAGTTCATCCAACCATTCATAGACGTAAGACACATTGAACTCATCGAGTGTCAGATCGCCGAAGGCTGGGATCAGGTGGTAATAGATGGCACTGTTGTAGTCCCTAATAGTGCTGTGCTGACAGCGCTTTTCAGTTTTCTTGATCCACTGCTTCAACTGCTCCTCTACCGTAACCAGGGCGCCTTTATTTCTACCGAATTTCAGGGCGTTCTTGCTGGTTGGAAAGTGGTGAGCATAGTCAAAAGTTCCCATAGCGATTTGGTATAGGATAGCCTCCCGTTTACGGGAGGCCTCCTTGATCGCTGTCTTGGTGGGTTTGACTCTGAGTGTTTCGCGGCAACGCTGACCCATGTAGCTGAAGTCCAGGACGATGCTGTCCCCTCTGGCTCTTACGCCAGTTTGCCTTCTATCCATGCTTCCACCGCTACTACATTGATAAAAATCCGACCGTTGGCAGCTTTCGTCCAATGAATCCTTTCACGCCATGTACCTTTCTTCTTAAGGGCGCGTATCGATTCTTTCGACATCCCTGAATCTTCAGAGAATTTATCAAGAGTTTTCCATTTCACTTTTCATTACCTCCTGGCATAGGACCATATAATTCCTCAAAAATGCTTTTTTGGTTAAATGATCCATATGTTAGAGGAGTATCTGTAACTTCTAGTAAAATTACATGTAAACGGTCATATCTATTAACTATTGCTGGGAAGAATGAGTCAGGGTTTTTTATTAATGAGGCAGTATCGTTATCAATATATACTTTGACGGCAATTAGAAAGTGCTGTTTTGAATTGGATATTATCTCACGTATCTTGCTTTCGATATGAGAGCGAAAATCTGAGGCGTTTTTAAAATCTTGGTTTACGAAGCTAAGGTGTGATTCACGATGCTTGAATATGAATTCACCGTTTTCATCTCTTTCAACGCCGATCATCCCTTCAGGAGGGATTCCATTATTTCCACCGGTTTCGTGGAAATATTGTGCGGATATATTTTCTTCGTTGGGATTAGAATTAAATATTATTCGACGCTTGAGTTCGCGCCAGGAGCTAAATCCCTCACTATGAGCAACCTGTTCGAGTGCCTCATGTTTAGGTAAACCATCTTGCTTAACTATATGATGTGCAAGACGCTTCAGCTTTTTAAGGCGAAGTTCAGAAGGTGTAAGCTTTGGCATAATAGCCCTCAATTAAATAACTATCGCCCACTAATAGATCAATTAAAGGGATATCATAAATCGGGGTGGGGCGCTTGCATGGGGGCTTTACCAAATGTGGGCGGTAGGCGCAGGCCAGGCACCTGAAAGAGAAACTATCAAAACATTCGTAATCATGCAAGACAGGAAGCAACTCTGAGAACATTGTTCGATTACCTTAAGCCAGTTTGATAGCAAAATTAATCCAGGGAGTGATCGAATAGATCGATTTTGATATCATTTAGGGGCGCGCTGCTTTCGTCGCCTCGCTTCCTGCTCCTCCCATAGGTTCGTCGCGAATCACTCTCTCCTCTAGCAGTTGGTAAATACTAACAACGACGAATCACGATTTGCGAAAATGCTATCAAAACGCAACCAGGTAACGGCGACCTGGTAAGAATTCTGATATCAAAAAAGCGGTTGAACAGGGGGAGGGCTACGCCCTCCGGGCCGCTGCACTTGAAAGCTCGAGGTCGAGGTACCGGCGGTTAACCTGTTGCGCGTAGACCTGTTGTGTCAGGCCGCCTATCCGGCTGATCGTCGCTTGCGTGCTTCTCCGTGCGCTGCTGTGCTGCGTTCAGCCGTTCGACGGACATCTGCTTGAAGCAAACCGATTGCAGAGCTACAAAGTCGGCTTCAAGGCGTTCAGTCAGACACGTGATTAGGCTGGCGTACTGATCCTCCTCGGGAATCAGATTACGCATTTCGCCGAAGGCTGATACAGAACGCCGAACATCTTTCAGTGCATCGTAAACTTCCATTTCCTGATCTGTTGCCATGGTCATTTCTCCTTGTCTTTACGGTTAATCCGGATCAGGTCTGCCGGTCCGGGTGGTCAGTGTCGTCTATGAATCTTACGTGGTGGTGGACGAGGGCAGTTGTCGTTATACAGTGGCTCCCCATCGTATTCGAAAATTAGCCACTCTAGGTCAAACCGGGCGTAGGCTATTTCTCTCAGTTTCAGCTCGAACAGCAAGCAGAGTCGTACCCAGGCTTGGCCCTCTAATTCCGCTGGTTTATCACTCTGCAATAAACGCCAATACTTTAGGAACTCTCGAACAATAAAATCGAGATAAGCCGCTGTTGAAGAGCCGTGCTCCCTTCGTGCCTGCTGCTCAATATCATCGAGATGGTAAAGAAATGGATCTAGCCGTCGAGACATGTTTTTTCCACCAAAATGAAGTCTCCGCAAAATTCTGTCTTACAAAGCTGCTCTAACTTATTAGGAAATCTGATGATTACTTCTATCTCGTCGTTTAGGGTCAGAACGCCGCAGACGATCCCAATTACTTCAATGGGTGGCTTCGGCAGATGTGCTCGATCTTGAATACGAATAACTTCTTTGTAAAAAAGAGATACAGCCTCATTCAGTTCAAAACTCAGTTCAGGATTCCAATCACCAAAGGTTTCTATGTCGTAATCTCTGCTCATATTCATCGCCACATTTTCTCTTGATTTGACAGCGTACACTTATTGACACAAGTCCAAGGCGGCGTACCGCCGCACACCTGTTCCCCTACGTTCACAGGTGTGTGGTGGTACGCCTTTTGGGACCAGTTTCCATAGTCGTGATCGTGTAATGATCTCCTGAGCCTCCACGAGGAGTCCGACAAGGCGCGGTGCCTTCGCATCGCCAAAGCGGGTGATGGCATCCTCTTGGATTTCACCAGTATCAGGATCGGCAAGCTGCTTGCGTTCATACAGGGACTGGATAGGGCGCAGAATGCGGCGCATGATAGGACCGCCCATAACCATGACGAATGCAGCCCATTCGGCGGCATCTGCCGCCTGAATGGCGCTGTGCAGCAGTTCTGAGTCGTTGCGTTCATTGTCTGTGCGGGCCAGCCGTCTGAGTTCTCGCCAGACCGTCACACTGGGGCCGCCGATGAACTGGAACTGGCGAATATTGTAGGTACTCGACCAGGCATCAATGGCACGAGCCGAGTCCTTGGCATCAAGGCCGCGCAAATCGGTGTCGAGGTTTTCGCCGTCAATGTTTTTGGCAACGTACTTGGCAACATAGCCGGCAGCACTGCCACGGCTCAAGTCTATGCGCTTGGCGGTGAATCGGTGCTTGGCCGCTCCACGTTCGTCAGGATCGGAGCGCAGGGAGTATTCACGGAAGATGGCGCGTACCTGCTCGCACTGTTCGGCAGGCATGAACAGCAGCAGGTGCCAGTGGGGTGTGCCATCGTGGTTCGGTTCTACCACTCGCAGGCCGTACACGTTCAGGTCGTTGCGGTGGAGCTTGGCACGGATACAACGGAACAACTCTGTCAGGTACTTGTGTGCTTCATCGGGTGCGGTGCCGTCATACTTCGTGTTAGAGCCGCCACGCTTCAACCGTGCGTGCATTCTTGACGGTGTGGTGATGGTGTAGAACTCCCCAACGTGCCCCAGATGCTGGGCGACCATTTCGAAGCCCTTGATACGGGTCATCAGTTCCGCACGGCGCACGGCTGGATTGGATACCGAGCGATCGTGCAGGTCTTTCAGGGAGAATTGTTGTCCCGCATCGTTTTCTATGTAGGTATTTTGCAGATACTCGGCTGTCTTGGCCTTTTGGCGTCGGCGGCTTTCTCTTGTGTAGCTGCTGGAGTAGGCGGAACGTTGTGAACAGACCAGTCCCAAATCCCGCGCTATCGACTCAATGGTTCGGCGCTGTAGCTTCTGCACTTTCCGCAGCCACCAGCCCTCATTGCACAGCCGCTTAATGCAGGGCAGGAGGTCACCTTCAAAATCCTTGGGGAGTGGAGGAGTGAGCCGGTATTTCTCAGCCTGTGCCCTGAGTGCCTGGAAAGATTCTGGCGAGTACCGTGCCCGCTCCGCAGCTTGGGTGCATTCAAGCGCACGGGAACGACAAAAGGTTTTCAGGCTATCAAGGTCGGCAGACAGGTTAAGGTCGTGAACCGTTAGGCGCTGGTCTACGTCCAGCAGGTTGCGGTTGGCTTGAACGTAGCTGCTTTCATGAACGGTCAGCAGGTAAGACTTTGCCAGCTCAGAGCATAGCGACTCATGGCGCAGGAATAGCTGTTTACGGAAGTCGTGGCATTCATGGGTGCCATGTTGCCTGAGAAGGTCGCAAGCCGAGTCCGGCGTCAACGGTGACGAAGATGTGACGAAATCGTGCCGAGCTGGGGACCAGCTTGGACCATTCGGGACAACGTCAGGGAAGTGGTGTAACCGGCTGCAAGCCGCGTATTCCGTGGCTTGCAGTGGTCTGGAACGGTCTGGGCAGTTCCTGAATTTGGTGGAGGTGGCGGGTTTCGAACCCTATTCAGAGGCTTTTCGTTGTTCCGCTATGTGCCGCTATATCAGTAAAATCAATACATTAGCCTGTGCCAAGATGCTGGTTGCAGAGCTATGCTCAGCAGTGTTTTCGACACTTTTTCGACACCTGTCTGACTACTTAGTGGACGGTAAATAAAAAAACTGATAATAATATAGTATTTTTTGGTAAAAGGAATTTGCTTTGAATAATAATCAAATAAAAAATATTAAAATCCATCTGAACAGCTTGAAAACAGTAGAGCTAGAAAAGCTGATGGCAAGAAAATACGGTAATAGCAATATTGAAAGCGTCATGATTGGTGATTATACGGCGTTGCAGTATTATCATATTTTTAATAAGGTTGTTGGTCAGTTTCAAGGAGAAATTGATTCCGATTATGCTCATGCACTCCCTATCCAATATAATTTTGGAAATGAGTACGGATCTGGTAATATTTTATCTGATCTTGAGCATTTAATTAATTTAATAAGCAATATGAATTTTGATCGTAGTGTTCAGCTTATAAATAAGTTAATACACTATCAGGCTTTAAATGGTTTTTGGGAGAAAAACAAGAGAAAGTTTTTTTCTAGTTCAGAGCTAGATTTATTTGAGAGCAAAAAAAATATTGAACTTTCATCGTCCCATCTTTTGGAAGTTTCAAATAGGATGGCCCAGTCTTTTGAAGAATTAGAAAATCAGAAAGAGGCACTTGAGAACTTATTGAAATCCAAGAAAAGCGAGCTTCGTGAAATCGAAGCCCTTCTGGTGGCTGCAAGAAGTCATACAGATGAAATTAACAATATTCATAACTCTTCATCTCAAGTATCTGAAAAGATAAACTCTAACTATAAAAGTTCATTAGAAAAAGTTGAAGAAATAAAATCTGATAGTGATAAATTTAAGAAAAAAATTGATGATCTAAATGTGACAATTGGGACAATAGAGGATACTTACCAGAATCAGCTTGCTAATTTTAGTGATCTTTCTAATTCGTTTAATGATAAATTGGATTTTGTAGAATCTAAAGTAGATTATTTTAATGATCGAAATTCATATTTAGATGACTTGATTGGTCGTGAAGTAGGCGCTTCACTTTTTGAAACATTTAAGCAGCGTAAAAATGAAATATCACCATCGATTAGATTTTGGAAGTATGCCATTCCTGTTGCTGTTGTCGGAACGATTTTGTGGATAGGTGTTCTATTTGGAGATGAAAATTTTTCTAATCTCAGTTGGCAGGCAATATTGGTGAATTCATTGAAGGCATTTCCTGCTATTGGCTTGCTTCTCTTTGCAATCTCTCAATATGTTAAGGAGCGGAATTTTCAAGAGGAATATGCTTTTAAATCCGCAGTAGCACTTACTGTTAATTCTTATGCAGAACAAATTATAAATACAGATAATAGAGATGCACTAATAATGCAGTCTGTTGCAAGAATATATAAAAGTCCTATTTATTCAAAGCATGAGTCAAAAGAATATAGTTCCATTTTGGGAATGTCAAAAGAAGCGATTGACAGTGCTAAGTCAATCTTATCTAAAACGGATAGAAAAGAGTGAAAATTATTTGATTTTGCTTGGTGTTTTTTTACAAATCCAAAATAGTCATAAGGTAGTTACCGCTTCTATTCAATATATTTGATCATATCTCTTTAAGAATGAACCACCCAATTTTAGTTTGAAACCTTTTTCTCTGTTTTTTATAATTTTAAAGCCCTCCTATTATTGGAGGGGTGTTTTTTTAAAATTCTGTCATGTTTATTTTAATCAACCATGCCTACCTTGCATTGGTAAAGCTTAGTTTCCGCCACTTTATGTGTGTTATCAAATTTCCGTTTGTTTGAACGATGTAGGTTATGCCTCTATCCTTCATATCGTATTCGTAGATTCTTCCGTGAGTGTAGTTTCTATTATCACATTCCGGGTTTGATGGTTTCATGCATACTTTACCGCTGTAACTTCTTGATGGTCTTATATGCTCATGCAATTCAGATATTTGGTCGCCTTTTCTTATAAGCACCTTTCCATGTTTTAACCGTATATCTGAACTTGCTGCTACCCAGGAAGAGGTGGTCAAAATTGCCAGAACCATTAATACTTTGATTAGTTTCATATATCCTCCTTGATATGAGTATGCTTTAGAGGCTCGGGTGAAGCTTATACTTTTAGATCAGTAGGCCATATGAAATATGACCCGAAGCGTTTGCTGTATTTGTATTCACCACCAATGTTTTTTCCTGCCTCCGTAATGTGGGTTTTATCACCGTTTTCCTGCAGATAGCCTTTTTCGATACATTTCTTAAGGAAGTCTTGTGTTGATAGTCCCAGTATCTTGGCTAACTTTGATGATGTTATTTTTGTATTTTCGTCACTTGAGGGCTTGGTTGTGCTTGCGTTGGTGTCTTCTGATTTTATTTTTTCAAGTGACATTCTCACTTCATCGCTGACTCGTATGATGCGCTGTGCTTCTTCAAAGGTGTCCCGGTATAGATCTGGATCGTCTGATCTGGATAGATAGATACCCATTTCGTTGTTGTTGATTTGGCTGAATTCGTACAGGTTTAGACTTGTAATAATAGCGCTTTCTTCATTGAGATAGCATTTCGCATGTAGGTTTTTACAGAAGCTGGTTCTGATGTAGTCTAATTCGCGCAGCCAACTAACCTCGTCCGGGTGTAGGTCGTTTTTGCCGTATACGATCCTAATATCGATTTTAAGTCGGTTTTTGTCTTCTAGGAGTTCTTTTACTCGATCGTTTAGGCGCAGGAAGGGGCTGATTAGGATCAATCTTTCAGATGCTTGTTTTATAAGCTCTTCAAGAAAGTAGTTAGTTGCGCTCGTGTTTAGAAATTTGGCCATTGGTCTTTCCTTGATCGGTTACTCATGCTTATCCCTCCTTGTTGTTGAACCAGCGCTCCATCGCTTGTTTTGCGACTGCCAGCCCGCGTTTACTGCTCTTCAGCCTGAGTGCTTTACTTGGTCAAGTTTTGGGCTGATTTGACCCGCTTCAGGTGCAACGTTTCCAGTTAGTAGCCAAAGCGCATATTGTGGATAAATTTTTGATAGCGCTTCGGCTTCATCAATGCCTAGGCGTGCTTTTCCCCGTTTGATGTTCTGCCATCGTACATATTCTTTGCTGTTCGGAACGGCCAGGTCTTTAAGACTTGTTCTTTCAAGCAATAGCAATGCTCTATCTAAAGCCTTTTCGACCATTTAAAAATCCAATAAATGTTCTATATACATAAACGGGAGGTAGTGTATTATCAACATATGTTCATAGAACATAGTTAACCAAAACCCTAACAACACACGATTATAGGGGCGCAACCATGGAACAACAACCGATTACCCCAGTCGCAACGCCGGTCCCGCCACTCATGCCGTGGCGTGAATTCGCTGACTGGATTCGAATGGAACAGTCGGTAGTACGTGGCTGGATCGAGAATGGTTACCTTCCATCCGAGCGTATTGGCAAACATCGTCTGGTTAATATTGCGCTCCTGTCTCAGCAGCTGCTTGAGAAGGAGTCGATCTGATGAGCTTCCTCAACGGCACCAAAGTCGGTTTTCGTTTCTGTGCATGGAGTCTGGAGCAGGGCAGACCTCTCCCTGACAAGATTCCACACAATCCGCGTTTCAATGTTTTTCAGCGTGGTTTTGTGGCGGCAATAGATTCCGCTCACATCTTGGCTGAAGGCTTTGCGGCCGGTTCTGTTGCTACTGCTCCTGGCAGAGAGGTGCCGTCATGTCAGCAGCAGTAGCAGGCGGAGCCGTTGCAGCGGTTATCCGTACAGACAAATCCCAAAATGATTCAGCGGCACTCTGTGCAGGCTCCGTCTCAGCCTTGATCTTCAGGCTTATGCTTTCGACGGTCCTCGTAGTGTCGTTTGTCTACTGGCTGTCTACGTCTTCTCAACTGGCAGAGTCCATCCAGGGCATTTGCCAATCCTCTCCCGCTTATCAGGGCTGCACCCCTGATGGGGGCGTCAGTGCTAACAGCCCTGACGTTAATTCGATTGGCTGGACCGATGAATAAACGGCTCCGCCAACTTGTGGTACCGGCAAAGGACATCGGCTTTTGCCTGTTGTGTGGTTCAAAACCCTGTAAGTGTGAACAGAAAAAACAAGAGTATGAGCAGTATTTAAAATCCTTTGATCTGGAAGCGTGCATCGAAAAATGGCGCTCTAAACGATCAAGAAAGGAAAAATCTAACTCAGCCAAATAGGTGAAGTCATGGAATTTACAGCACAAATTGATGCCCTTCAGGTGTCCCGCTATGAAATCGACGGTAACAAGGGTGCCAGCATTATGGCCCTGGGGGAAAAGCTTGAAAGCGAAAACCTAGCCGGTAAAGAAGTCATCAAATACGCCTGTCCTTACGACCTGTTTTCCCAGCTTGGGGCATCGCTCCCTGCAAGGCTTGATTGCGTTATGGCCATCAGTCAGGCCGGTGGCAACAAGGGCAAGGTAGTCGTTAAGTCCGCCAAGCTGGCAGTTGCTCAGAAGTGATTACCCACCCCTGTTACGGCCACGCTGCCTGATTGAATAGCGCCCTCGGATCGGCGGGGGTCGCGTAGCGACGTCCGACCGATCGGCGCAAGAGGCAGCGGGCTAGCTACAGCACGTGACGCACATAAGCGGGATATAGATGCATGAACAGCCTTGAAGCAATAGAGCTCTTTTTTCTGATCGCGCCCTTGAACGTGCTTTCTGTGTTCGTGGCGCTTCTTCTGTATGACCTTGTTGGTTGGCTGACTTCCCTGTTCCCGCCGCGATCAAAGGCTGTTGATCGTGGCTGATGTACTGATTTGCACCGATTGGAACGCCACCGCAGCCACCTGCGACAGCGTCACCCTGGTGCCCAATGTCTACCTGTTCAGCAGTGGCTCGGTTCAACAGATCGATCTACTGCTGAATGGGGGATTCGACCCTCAGGCCTTTGGAATCGGCTTCGTGGGTTTTATGTCTCTGTTTGCTATCGGGTTAGCAACAGGTTTGGTTGTTTCTCAGTTGAGGAAAATTCGATGAAAAATGTATTCAAGAAAGTTGGTTATGGCCTGTCCACTGCGGCTGCATTCGTGGGGGCTCAGGCCCAGGCGGCCATTGATGTTACAGCCGTTGGTACCGAGATTGAGGCCGCTGGTAATGCTGCCAGTTCTACCGGCACGTATGTGATCGCAGCGGTTGCCGCTGTTTGCGGTGTAGGTCTGATTATCGGCCTGATCCGCCGAATCTAATGATCTGGTCCCTGTTGCTTGGTGCCTTTGCTGCATCCATGTTTATTACAGGGTGCCGTCTAGGCTGGTACGTTTAACAAGGGGCCTTCGGGCTCCTTTTTTATTTAACTCTTTGGGGCTAGTAAATGAAATCTTATTTCACCCGTTTTATTTTGCCCTTATTGTGCTCGCTGCCGCTCTTTTTGTCGCAACCATCTAGAGCGTCCGACTTCTTTTATTATTATGGCAATTACAAAGGAGCAACTGCAGAGGAGGCCTTATCAAATCTTGTTTCTGATTTCTCTCCGTATACCTCAGGTGCTTATAAATATGTTTCACGATCTGCTGAGGGCTGTCCCGAATTTTCAACGTCTGGAACGCCTCCTGCCTGGTATGACTGCTATTATCGTACGTATTTTTATTACTCAGGATCAGAAACATTAGCATCAAGCCTTTCTGACGTCCGATTCAAACGGAATACATGTACGGCTGAACAAATTGCTGATCCAAGTCATGCGTGCTATTCAGAACCTGAACCGGAATGCCCTGCTCCTGGTACATCCTTTTCAGGCACTCCCAATATTGATGCCCTTGGTTCATACGGTGTTGATGCTGATGGCTGTCAAGTTGTACCTGTTTATCAATGGTTGCCGCCGTCTGAATGTCATGACGGATCGGGCCAGGCGTGCCGTGTTGTTTCCGGTTATCAGTATGGTGATACAGCACCTGAGATACCGCCTAAACCGTGCTATGACGAAAACGGTACGTTAACGGGCACTGTCTCCCCCAATGTGAGTTGCCCAACCGGTGGTAGTCCTGGTGATGACGGCTCCGGTGACGGATCAGGCGATGGCTCCGGTGACGGATCAGGCGATGGTTCCGGTGACGGATCGGGCGATGGCTCCGGTGACGGATCGGGCGATGGTTCTGGTGACGGATCGGGCGATGGCTCCGGTGATGGATCGGGCGATGGCTCCGGTGACGGATCGGGCGATGACTCCGGTGACGGATCGGGCGATGACTCTGGTGAAACTGATAAGACCATCTGTTCTGAACCTGGTATGTCTGAAACCTTGATGTGTCAATCCTTCGATTATCAGTCTCAAGGTGACTCCGAAGGCCGAGAACCTGACGGATTTGATATTGATCCGCTCGAACAGGAGATAGAACAGGAGTGGTCAAAATTACGCGACGTTATCACGGATACCCGCTCTAAAATTTCAAACACATTTAGTTTATCCCTTTCGGGTGGGGGTGGTGCACTGCCGTGTTTTCCTATAGTCGACTGGAACGGTGTGACCCGTCAGACCTGCCTGTCTGATTATAGTAGTGAGCTGAGCGTTTTGGCGGCTGCAATATTTTTTATGTGCGTGATTGTTGGCATTCTTATTATACTGAGGTGATCCATGCTTGAATTTTTCAATGATGTTATTTCATTCTTTGGTGACATTAAAGATTGGATTTATTCGGGAATTTACACATTCACCGTTGATGCATACGCCTATTTTATTAAGCAGTCAGTTAAAGCCTATATTGGATTTTTGATTACTGCGATTCCTTTCGCCTGGGATGTGGCTCAATCCATTATTGACGACCTTAATATTTCATCCTATCTGGATAGTGCTTGGGGCACTTTGGATGCTCCCACCCGTAGTGTTCTAGCGTACTTGCGTATCCCTGAAGGCATTAATTTTATTCTCTCATCCGCTGTTACTCGCTTTGTTCTCAGGTTTATTCCGGGGTTCTAATTATGTCTATTTCTATTCACCACGGTGCAAACGGCTCTTTTAAAACGGCTGGTGTTATATCGGATTATTTCATTCCTGCAGCCAAGGCGGGCAGGGTTGTAGTTACGAACATTAGGGGTGTCAGCCGTGAACGTACCTTCCTGCATATGCAAGATGTACCTGATTCCTTCGATGTTGTGTTTATTGATACCGATACCCGTCAGGGGCGTTATCAGATGGCCACCTGGTTCCACTGGGCACCTTTGGGTGCTCTGTGCCTCTTTGATGAATCCGGTGTCATGTTTCCAAAGGCGTGGCGTCAAAAGGACCTGGATGCTCTCGACTATCCAGGGGGACCTGATCAGGCTTCCATTGATGGCAGGCCGGCAAACTGGATCGAAGCCTGGGAGATGCACCGACATTTCAACTGGGACATTGTATTAACCGCTCCCAATATCAAATCCATACGTGACGACATTCGCCAGACGACTGAAGGCGCGTACAAGCACAAAAACAAGGCCCTTCTAGGTCCTATGTTCAGGGGTTATAAAGAGGGATATCACGATGCTCAAAAAAACGGACAATCCGCCTCAGACTTTGACGTCATACGAGATAAACGGGTTAACCCTTTGGTCTTTAGACTCTACGACTCCACAAAAACGGGTGTCGCGTCTCAAACGCTTAATGGCTTTAACCTCTTTAAATCGCCTCGTATCGTATTTGCGCTGGGTATTGCCATTTCCGCTTTCGTCTATGCAACCGCCACCGGAGGGTATGAAATCCTCTTGGGTACTCGGACTACTACGCAAGCTCAGCCAATTGCTCCTGCTCCCGATCCGTCTGTTGATCTCTCTTCTCAAGCTCCTGTACCCGTTTCTGTCGTTCCTCCTGTTCCGGTTGATGATTCTGATAACCGTGATGTGGTGCCTCGCCCAGACCGTCAAGCTGGTTCTATAGACTCTGGTCCCCTCTCTGGTTTGAGGTTGTGGATCTCGGGTTATGTGACGGCACCCAACCGGATTTATTACTCACTGAGTGTCCTGGTTGATGGTGATCCAGTTGAATACCTGGCATCCGACCTGCGTCAAATGGGCTATCAGTTCAATGGTTATGGCCGCTGCTACGGCGAAATTGTCTATCAAGGTGAATCGTATCCCGTGACGTGTGTTCCCCTGGTACTTCGCAATGACAGTTTGGGCCCGTCCGGGGCGGTGCGTGAGGGGCGAAATGTTGAGCATACGAACGCACCGCCCCGGACGGCCCTGTAGCACGTCTCAAATAAATACACGAAATACCCTGTTACTACGCAATACACCCTTGTTAATCAGGTGCAGCTGATGAAAAAAGAATCGTTGATCCGTTTTGATGAAAACTTTGAGCACTCCGATACAGGGCGAAACTTTGTCGCTCCTACGGGTGACATAATCGACCTATCAGGAGTTCGGATTTTGGACAGCTCAATTGATACTGTTCGACAACTCTATAATGGCATGTTGAACCATGACCTCCTGGACGAACTTGAGGAACGGCTAGAGGCTGAGCATCGACCTGTTATTGAGTACCAGGGGCACTTATGGCGGCTCCGTCGTGGTGGAAAGGCTGGTTTCAGGTTTTTGCTGCAGAATGCCGAATTCGGCGTTGTCATTCTGATCAAGAACTCCCACACCACCGCAGATAGGGCAGGGAGTCACTGCAAGATTGAAGTATCTCCTAAGCTTATTCGTGATCAGTCTCCTGATGTGCTTCAACACCAGATGGATGAATTGGCGGCTGGCTGGTTCGTAACCCCACCGTCACCCTGTGGCGTGGCTATCCATATCGCAACTGACTGGCAAGGTTGGGTACCACC